CGTTTGCGATGTTTGCATTAGCGGCAACAAGTCCGAGGTAGGTTCCGTTGTTTGCGTTAGCGATCGAAACAGCGGTGCAGTTTGCGAAAGTATCGAAGTTGCTTGCGGAAGGAGCCTGAACAGCACCGATGACGGTCTGATCGAAAGTCTTTGCGATTGCGGCAGGGCCTTCAGCAACGATTGCTCTGTAAAGAGCAGCGGCATCTCTGACAAGTTCCTTGGAGAAGGTCATAATAGTAGCGAGCTTGAAAGCCTGCATGAGCTTGGTGCCGGGAGTAGCGTTGTTGACAGGCTTCTTCTCGGTTTCAGCGACCCAAGCAGCGGTGGGTTTTGCTACGATAACGGGAATGGTAACTCCACGTCCGGGAAGATCAACCTTGTCAGCCAGACGCATGATTGCAGATTCCTGTGATGCCTTGGTAAGCACCTGCTCGGAAAGTTCAGAAGGAAGAGCCATTGATCCTGATGTTCTGTTAATATCAGCCATTTTTAATCTCCTTATTTGAAGTTGGCATCGAACCATTCTTTGAATTTATCTTCGGGTTTCGATGCTGTGGGGTGATGTACCTCTCCACCATCTTTTACTGACGGATAAGAGGTGGGTTTAGTAAATGCGAGGATTGCTTCAGCCTGTGCCTTGCACGCTTCTTCCGTGTCAGATGTCAGCAAATTGGTGGGTACTCCCGTTTCTGCGGATACCTTCTCACGAATAGAACGCACTTCGTCACGCTTCTGAAGTTCCTCTAACTGTGCTTTGTAAGTTTCAGCCTTTTCAGTGGCTTTCTGAAGTTCACTCTTGGCGGCTTCTTCGGCTTCATCGTACTTGTCGGCTTTCGCTTTCAAAACATCATAGTCCGCATATTTGCCCTTTTCCTCGGCTAATCTCTTGCCAACAATGGCATTGACCTCGTCCTGGGTGAATGTGCGTGGTGCCTGATTTTCAGGACTTTCCTGTGTGGTTACAGTAGCGTTATCGCTCATGTTTAGTTCTCCTTCCCATAAAATGGTTAATCCTCGTTTAAGGCACGAGTTGCCTATTAAAAAAGCACCTTTTGAGGGGTGCTAATTAACGTTTATTAAACCTTCGTTGTCGGTTCCCTGCGTGGGTTTGTCTGCCACATAAGCCGCTCTACGCATTGAATTGATTTTATCTGTGGGTGTCCGTCCTTCTGCGTGGCGGTACATACTCAAATATTTGTCAGGATCATACCCCTCAACGGTCATTCTGTCATTGTGCCGGACAGTATACTGACAATCACAATTTGAATGAATGTGTTCTGCGTGTCCATCCTTCAAAATCTTCTTGCTCGCTGTCTGCCATCCTCTCGATGCAAGAGTAATGCAAAATGCACACGTTTCACCTCTCGGAATCCAAGCAAACTCGGCTTTATCTCTAACGGCATTCTGTAAGGTGGTATCGGCTCCAGCCATTTTCACCCAACGAACAGCGGCACTTGCTATCTCTTCGACATTTTGACTTTGGAGTAATGTTCCATTCACCGCTTTGGCTACATCGCCATAAGTTGCGAGAGGTGCCAATTCTGCGGGTGCTAAATATGCCCCTTCAAGAATTGCAACCGCATCATACATTTCTGCGGAGAGTGCCGCTGTTGCTTCACCATATTTGGTGACGATCGCATAGGCATAATCAATCAGCTCTTTTCGCTGAATGTCCGTCAAGGTTTCTACTGCATTGCTCGTAGGGTCATGCAGAAGGTTGTTCCGCATAAAAGTGACTATTTCCATAGCCGCTTTTTCATTCGCCTTGCGGAGCATCTCAATATATTTATTCCATTCTTCTCTACTGATCGCTGCCATTTACTTCTTCTATGAGTTGCATTCCTCTTGCTCTGCCCTCTTGTGACTTAATCCTTCTGATGTCAGCCTTGTCAAAGCCGAGCATTTCCAGAAATACATCTGTCGATGCAAAACCTTCTCTTGCCGAAGCTATCTTAATGGCTGCATCTGCTGTGACCGCCACACTTGGCATCGCAGGATTCTTGAAGTGAGCAATCACGTTCTTCTGCTCATCGGTTAAGTCATTGAGTGACACGTTGTAGGTTATTGCAAGAGCCATCAAAGCGATGGTGCGAAGTCCGGCACCGTTGTTGATGTTGAGTTGCTGTGCCGTAGCCACCAGGGTTTGGCTCTGTGCAAGGATTGCATCGCTTGATGTCGGGTTTGCATCGTTCACAACTCCCGTGTCGGTGACGGTCAAGCCTGTTGCCGCACTAAACTGTGTAGCAAGCATTCGGAGCATTTCAACGTGGGGTGTGATGGTCCCCTGCTGTAACTGTCCGAAGGAAGGTTTCTCACCTGTCTCGGGGTTCGTGGTCGATGTCAGGATTGAGCCGACATACTGTCTGAATTTGTTATTAACAACGGCATCAAACTGCTCGTCAGTAATGCCAAGTAAATATTTCTGCGGTGAGGTTGCAAATTCAAGTCCGATGGAAGCGTTGGCAACTGTTCTGACATAGCCATCAATGAGCCTTCTGACAGGTTCCTTTATCCTCGACCGTCCAAACGGCTTGTCACTCGTTGCGTTCCAGATCAGAGCTTCCATCAAAGGTCTGCCCATCTTATGAGGGTGCTTCTCGGCATACCAAATTCCCTCAATCTTGGTCAGAACCCATATTGCATCATCGGTGTAGTAGTTGATGATGGAAGGGTGCCAATCATTGTTGTTATCAGGTGCCGTGTCTATGATTGCAAAACCATAGGCAATCCGTCCTTTTGTCCCGTCCCACTTTGCTGAAGCGGTCATAGGGGAATGAAAACGGATTCTCGCTCCCTTGTCTGAATCGGTCAGAGTGCCAAACACGCAACCAAACTTCAGCTCATCACGGCAAGCCTTTATATACTCGTCAATGAGGTTGTTTTCAGCGGTGATCCTGTCGAGATCGTCAAGGGTTTCACCGTTCTCGCCAACGAAACCATCAAACATTGACCTTCCTGCAAGAACATCGACCGTCTTGGCTCCCCAAGCACAACCGATTTCAAGACCCCTCAATCCTTCCGGGAGTGCTATTCCCAGATTGACTTCACCAAGGCTTATTTTGCCTTCGTAGTATTTGTTCTTGATATAGTTCTTCTGCCTGTGGTTGTTAAAGGTGGTTATGAGTTCCTCTAACCTTGCCATTTCCTCTGCGGGAAAGTTTACAATTTTGCTGATTTCTATGTTGTGCATTTCCTACCTCAACCGATACGCATTGACCGCCCCGGGTCACGTTTTGATGTTTTCGCACCGAACAAAGCCAACGAACAGGCTTCAATCGGTGTTGAGTTCTCCCCACCAAAACCCCAACCACCGCTTATTGGTCTTTTGACAGCCGTGATTGCTGATTCTCTCAATCCTTCTTGCCCGGCATACCAAGTAACCGAGCCTTCGTTGATTGAATCCGTCAGCATTCCGACTGCCGCAATCACATCTTTAACCGATGGTCTGATGATCGAACCTTTTATTCTCCATTTCTCGGAGATTTTTTCAACAAGGACATCAACACCGTTTCGACCGTCTATGACTACACAACAAGCCTTGTTTGCTCGCTCGTTCAGCCAATCAGCAAGCCATCCTGTGCCGTGTCCCGTGGGTTTTGCATCTATCAATGAGATTCTTGCCTTGCCTTCAGGTGGAATAACCGCTCCACACAAGCAAACATAGGAACCATCTGCCGAGAATTTAACACCATAAGCGGTTTTTCCTTCTGGTTTCGGGTCCTCTGACTTGCAAGCGTCCCATTTCTTGTGGTCTATGGCATAGTCGATGATCTTCAGGTTCTCGGGCATGAATCCCAAGTGTTCTCTTGCGAACGTGTCCTCTGACATCGTTGTGACATCTTTTTCGAGTGCGGATTCCAGAAGCTGATACCCAAGAGATGGATTCGTGCGGTACCATCTGTCCTTGTCTTGGACATTTCCAAGTTCTTTTGTACTCCACTCGTTCAGACAATCCCCTTTTTGCGGGTTGCTCCGCATTCTTCGGATTGCTCTCGTAAAAACTATGCCTTTGCTTTCTTCCCCTTTTGGCGGTGTCCCCATCAATATGGTCTGCGGTGATCCCGAAGGTGCCGCAGAGTTCAGCGGGGACAGGGAAGCATCCTGTTCTTCTGTGTAGGCTTGTGCTTCATCCACAACTACGAGGTCAAATGTTCCACCTCGTCCCATATCGGAATTATTTCCACGGGTTCGGAACTCAATATGTCCACCATTGGTCAGATCCAGAACCATTTGTCCGGCACTCACCGTATAATGGTCAACCAGAGCGTTCAGTTCAGGATATTTTGCGTATGGGTCATTCTTGCGGGTTCCAAACTTCTTACGCAATCGGTCAAACGCTTTTTTGGCGGTCTGGAACTCTTGGGCGGTATGCAGAATCCATTCAGCTCTTTTAATCAACCCCCAAGTTTCTCTTGGATCTGAAACTCCTGTCTTGCCATTCTGCCGAGGAACTTCCAACACGCAAAATGAATTTAACAGCTTTCCGTCCTGATCGACTGCAAGCCAATCATTTAAAATCCCTTCTTGCCAAGGGTGTGGTTTCAGATCATAGCAAGCCGCTAATTCAGCAGCATACATTCCTTCCGTTTTTTCATACTCGCAAGAATAACGATAAGTCGGGTTTTGATTCCCTTTTCTACTCATTGACCGCCTTGTTCATTATCCTGAACAAAGGTGTGTCTTGCGAAGTCTGACCGATGGCTTCCAAGGCATTCAAGCGGTCTATGGTTTCGATCATTCCCGATGCAAGCGGTTTTATATCTCGCCCGCTGTCAGTCATATCCAAGACCTTTGCGTATTTCACAATGATTGCTTTCAACGCTCCAACTTCGCCCTGCTCTCGCCAAGCCTGTTCAACTGACTCTGGAGTAGAGCCGATAGGTTGCTTATATTTAGGCATCCTTTTACCTCCTTAACCCTTGCTTTTATAGTTGGCAAGTGAAACTAAAAGTTATCCACCATATTGCGGTTTTCCACATTCAGAGTGCAGGTGCTGGACCGGCGTGGACGAGCCAAACCGCCCCCTCGGGGGACCTGCCCCACTCCTTACCACTCGCCATCGGAAACGTTCAATTTCTTCTCAACCCGCAGGTTGTCCGTTGGCAGGTGGTTGCTCTTTTTCTGATTGCAGATGTAATGAGCCGCCTGAAGGTTGTTCCAATCTCTGGCTGCACCCTCGGGTGATTCATAACCGCCCATCTTGTACCGTGAAACAGGGATTATCTCGTCAATGACAAATGACAACGGGTGCTGTGGATCACTTGGCTCGTCATAATGAATTGGACAGGGCCTT